GAGCAGCAGCAGCATCGCCAACAGCAACAGCAGCAGCAGCATCAGCATCAGCAGCATCAGCATCACGAGCAGTACATCTTCTTGCTCTACCGACTAATAAGGTGAGCCACAGTCTCATTTGGAGTTCATTCAGTACATTCGGACGTGTCAATACCCACACACGGTCTGCGGCCGAAACGCTAGCCCATAACCCATCTTGTCTTGTGAGAACATCTAATATTGTCATATCGCGATCATAAAGTTCTTTTAATTTTGAAGCTGTGTAACAGGACCCCTGTACGAGATTCCATTCAGCATTGATAAGTAGTGTTGGTGTTGGTGAGTTCATTTGAATACTTCCTGTGTAAGGGGTTGTGGTTGGTTGTCAGATATAGGTTTTAAGTTCCAAAGGTTCTGTGTATCTTTATTGTAACCTAGTTCCTTAAGCATATCACCTAGTTGACGGTCGTTGCTCACACCTATATCCGTGAGTGAAATATGCATCAATTCGCACCAACTCTTTAGTGCGGAGAATAGACTGGCCGATTTGAGTGTACGCTTTTCACCATAAGGAACATCCGTGAAGGCGCTTTTGAGCCACATTTCTATTGGATTGACATTAGAGAAATAGTCCTTTCTGCTTTCAATGATACGTGATGGAGTATTCGCCGAGAGATGTTCACCTTTGATCCAACGCCTAGCTCCTTCTACCATCCACGCAAGGATAGCCTGTTGTTCTTTCAAATCCAACTTGAATGCCCTTTTCATTTCTGCATTCGGTTGCTTTGGAACGAAAGTGAACGGTATAGGAATGATACGGCGTTTCATTCCTGTATCCTTATGATGGAATGTCGGCAACTCATTCATCGTTAGCCAGATTTTGAATTTCGGTTGGAACTCGAATTCTTCTTTGAATAGGTGTCTTGCAGTGACTGTATCCCCTCCAGATAGTGCTTTAATAGCCCAACCTGAAAGACGTTGTCCTCTTGGCATTTCCGAAGACGCAACAAATCTCGCTCCAAGTAATTTAGCAATGGCAGGACTTGCGTTACCAGATGCCGTCGTGTCGTCGAGGAAGACTTGAGGACGCACAACTTTTGCGTACTCTCCAAGAACGCATCTAATAGACTCAACGAAAGTTGTTTTTCCAGTTCCTCCTGGTCCGTGAATAAAGAAGAGCACTTCTTCATCAGTGAACCCAGTGCAAGAATAACCGGCTGCAAGTTGCATGTAGTTCTTTTGCGCTTTATCATGTTCGTCTGCTTCTTCTAAAAACCGTTCCCACATTTCACTTTTCGCTGAAGGAATATAGGGAACGTTAACAATCTTCGTACACATCTTTGATCTATCATGCGGTGAGAGACGTCCAGTAGATAGATCAACGATACCGTTGAGACAGTTTAGTAACAGAGGGTCTTGATCCAATTCCTGTGTAGCTGTCCACAGTTCAAATGCACTAGGACAGAGCTTGTGTAGAGCTGCTATCCGGGGTTCGAAGCGACATCTACGCGCCCATGCTTCTACGGCATCGCGTACAGCTGGATCTGGTATAAGGTCTGCGTCTCCTTTCATCTGTTCGATACTTTCGATACATTTCTTTGTAATGAAGTGTTCGTGGAACTGCGGTTGCCAATGATTGATCAACCATACCAACCATATACTAGCGTCGTTGACGTAGCGTAGTGTGTTTTTGTGATCGTTGGTGAAACGATTGAGGTTACCTATGTCATCACATGTGTAATTAGTTCGGTTGTAGGAGTAGACGGCGTCCACAAGTTCCATTAACTCTTGATCTGGAAGTTCTCTTTCGCAGTGTGTTCGATTAAGTTCACGAGACTTGTCTAATGCTTCCTGTTTAAGCAAGCCCGCGTGTCTGAATCTACCAAGTACTCGCTTAAGTGTTTCATGCGTTTCACCAATTGGTATAGTCTCCGGAATTCCTTTTGAAGTCGCATCGAGTTGGATTTGCGTACAGGTTGCCAGGATCCAGTCAGGTAACTTCGCAAGTTGACAATTATGCTTGACGCGATACCGTTCACCACTCGGATGTAAGGTTGGAGGAGCGACGACGAAATGTCCACCGTTCATGCTCCTTGCATTAGCTTTGAAATCTATTCCGACGCCCAATTTACAGGATAGAACGCCATTAGTGTCTTTTGGATATTCGAAGTAGTAATGTAGACCACCTCCACCCGTTTCCACTGTATACGTTTCGGGTAACGGTCCATGTTGTTTGATCAATACAGCTAGACCTTCATTACCACCGTTGCGTGGATCTACGTCTACGACAACTATGTCACTCCTTTTACCAGTTATGATACCAACGCCTCTATTCGGATGATCCTTCCAAAGGCCTGTTATCGTTGTTTCTTGTCGCGTAGCAAGCGATATCCAGTCTCTTAAGAACGGGTGCTTGCCCGGGCAATCTTTGCTGTTGCAAGTACATTGGAGTTGTGCATCTAAAGGAAAGAGTGGTATCACACACCACCCTCTACTTGCGTACTCCAACGCCTTCAACAAAACTTCGTTCATTTCAACTGACATTGGTTTCCTTCTTTGGTTCCGTCCACGGGTTGTGCGTATTTACAAAAGAACGGTACTGGGCTTCCGCAGCTTCCATCGTCCGGATAGCTTTTTTGGATAATTCATCTAGGTGGTTATTATAGCACGTTTGATGATAGTAGTGTGGGCCCGCGACAATGACAAACATACCTACGGATAGTTCTACCTCACACAGGCGGCACTTAGGTGAAGCTTTGAGTAGTCGTTGAACTCGAAAGGAGTACGTAGAGTCACTCATCGTCGTTATCCTCCGCCTGTGTTAACGGATTACCTTCAATAGGCGCTTCAACAACCGTCTGGGGCAGCTCCGTCTCTTCTTCACCTTGCTTTTTCACCATCTGTTGTGCTTTCAAAAGTTCAAGGATACCCTTAATGTTCTCTGCCTGTTGTTCGTATGCGTCTTCCTTACGCGTATGCGGAAAGATTTCATTGATCTCCAACTTACGGCAACAGTTCATACATAGATGAACTTCCTTAGGTTCGAGTTCAATATCCACCCTCATAACTTGCAGTACCGCTCCTGGTAGCGCATTAGGTTTGATTTCCTCGAAACAGATATCACAAACGTAACTGACATTGATCATTGCTTTATCAACCTTTCTGAATCATCGTAAGCACCTTTTTCCTTGTTCTCCATAACTGTTAACCGTAACAGTAGAGCACAAAGTTGAGATACGCTATGAGCAGCGTCTTCCAGTTCTTCGTCGCAGACTCCTTTCTTCTTGAGCATTTTAATCATGAGGTTCTCCAGAACTGTAATTCTGAAAGATTGTCCCCGTGTGACACCAACGAACTTACGTTTGAGTTCTTCTAACTCCTGCTTGCATTTAGGGAGTTGCGTTGACGCGTTCATATGCAACGTACGTAGATACTTCTCTTGTGCATCTAATCTCTCGCGGTGTTTTTGTATGGTAGAGATTTCGTGATCTACGTTGTGAGGTTCCAAATAGTACTCGTAACCCTGTATCGCAGCTTGTTTCAGGAAAATGTCTTCCGCAAGTTGTTCTTTTTCTGTGAGATCTCTTTCGAACCCTGCCATCAAGAATCCTCCAAAGTATCGTCTACGAGTTTCACTGGAATCTCAGGAATGAACGCCGTTACAGGCTCACGAACAATTGGTTGCGGATTCTCAATACTCGCTAGTTTTTGTTCAGGTGGCAAAGGCAACGATGGTGACCCAACGGACAACGGCGAAGCAGTTTCATCACAGTTAATTGTTTCATTGAACGCAACTTCACGTTCATTCATCCGACGGCGTGTTTCTTCAATCCACATCTTTGCTTCTTCGATCGTTGGAAAGTGTCCGTTACAGGTTTCATAGATCTGTTGAACGAGTAACGGATCAATGGCGCTGTTTCTGAAGAAAGCTTCAGCTCGCATGAAGTCCGGACCACATTTCCAACACGGTCTTGCGTTCTGTTCGTAACACGACCACGTGAGATAGAAAGGCGTATCCAACGCCAATCCTTCCTTCACGATTTCGTGTTTCATTAGATGACTGACTGGACAGACCAATTCTACTACGCGTTCGTTCTGTGTAGCATGAGGTAACAACTGATTGAACAAGTAATTGAACTCTTCTTCATTATCGGGGTAAGCTCCAGATTCCTCAAGGTTGTTCCCTAACGCGATATGCGTGAAGCCTTCCGTTTCAGCAATCGCAGTAGCCATAGATAGGAAAATGAGATTCCTTGCTGGAACCCACTCATGCGCGTATTCAGCTCCTTCTACGGGTCCTGCTAATTTCTTCTTCGTATCGAACAGTGTAGAGTTGCTACCTTCCTTGCTGTTGAAACAGATCTGCGGTATATCAACTATCCTGTATGTACACTTGAAGAACTCCGCTAGGTTACGTATGCTCTCAAACTCCTTATTGGAAGCTCGACAACCGTAGTTGAAGTGAAGCAGTTCCATGCTTTCGACTTCAGTTCCGATATCTGTCCTGAGCGACTTGAAGATCTTGTTAGCGACGTGTGTCGAATCCAATCCACCGCTACACACAACTAAGTACTTCTTCGTTCGTTCTGCAAGTATATCGCGTACGTCACAAACTTGTTGATGGTAGTGGTATACAGAGTACGGTTTCATCTTCATTGGATTATTCGGACACGCTCCAATGAAGTGTCTAGCCATAGAGGAGAAGAACACCGTCTTCGTCTGCGGATCCTTCCATATGTAGATGGGTTTGTAATTACACGCGAGGTATAGCGTCACATCGTTTTTGACTTCTGCGACACATCCAATTGCGTAGGAACCTTTGAGTTTTCTAACGGACTCAAGGAAGTCATCCACACCTGTTCTTCGAAGGACTCTAGGTAGGATCTCAGAATCGATTTGGCCTTGCTCAAGTCCGAGTTCTTCTGCATTGGCAATAGTGCCGTTATGAACCACACCGTCGTAGGGTTGCAATTTGCCTTCTTTAACTTCCGTGGTTGGAGTTGCCCTCCAGTTACCGATGATCGCTTCACCGTAACCCATACCTCCAATACGTTGCATCCTACCACCGTCACGTCCTCGATCCATTGCGTTAATTCGCAATACTTGTAATCGAGCGTGATCTTGCGCAGCCAATTTGATAGGATTCCAAATGCCATAGATAGAACAAATGTTACAACTCCATTTCTTTCAAAAGAGACTTGAGAGATACCATATTGTCGAAGAACTTCTTTCCGTATTCTGGATTATGTAAACCTGCGCCTGGATGATAGTTACAAAATACGGTTACTGGCAATAGGTCAGGTTTCCAAGACGTTTTTACATTCCAATGCGTACCAGCGAGGTCGGTTACTTTCGCTGTTGCATTGAAGACGTGAAGAGCCTCCGTACCCATTGTTACGATTAATTTGAGATTAGCGAGTTCTGCAAGCTCATTCCAAAGCCAAGTGTCACGACACATTTTCTGACAGAAAAGAGACGGACTTGTACCACTAGGCGTATAACACTTAACTGCATTGGTAACGTATACGTTCTCTTTCTTCAATCCGCATTTGGATAAACCGAGTAGGAAACACGTTCCTGCAGGTCCAAGGAACGGACGTCCTCCTGCGTCTTCTTGTTCACCCGGATTCCTTCCTATGAAGGCTATCTTGGCATCTAAAGGTCCAGCTCCGGGTACTGGAAGCCTTGCGTACTTACGTTCCATGCATTTAATGCATCCGTCGAGTTGTTTTAATGCAATCATGTTTCGTCCTTGAATCGTAGAAAGGTTGGTGCTAACGGTCTACTTACACTGCCGCAATTCGTACCTCTGATTTCGACAGTGAGTCCAATAATTTCTTCTTTTCTTCGCCAGAGATCTCTCCGCTGTAGATCAGTGAAGCCGGAACCGACATCAACTTCTCTTCCATCTGAAAGTTTGAGTTTAAGAGCTCCACAAGCTTCGACCAGTTCTCTCGAAGTTGCTTTAGAATCTCGCTTAATCCTTCCGTATTGATCATAGCTGAGTTGCGCGTCTGCGGAAAGGAGGTTCTGTTGCTTGACATCTACTATCACTCCATCAAATGTCTTCCAGGCTTTGAATTTCCATATAATACCTTCACGCGTAGTACACCGTCCGTGTTTATAGCCTCCTTCTGTAGAACGGAGTATGAGTCCTTCGCCGCCTCTTTCAATTATCTTTGCATGCGTTTCTAAAATCTGCTTCCAGGTCAATTTAGCGTGTTCTAGGAACCTTACTGGGGAGTGTTTCGTTTCGCATTCCAACCATCGACCGCGCTCATAAAAAGGATTCGTGGGTCTCTCACCTAACCATTCCTTTTCTGTCAAACCGTCAAAGACTTGTAGATCAAAACTGGCAGTTGGCTTGCGATCAATAGAATTAGCCGTACGTAGATGTTCACCCCAAGTTGCGTGTTGTGAATAGAGTTCACCGTCCAAGATCATCTTGTGATATCGAGCGAAGTCGAAACAATGTTTGAGGTAGTCTTTCAAAGCGCGGTTCTTCAGTTCATCACCGCTCCGTCCTATTGGATACTCACGATCTGGATAAATGAGACAACGGATACCGTTCAATTTCTCACTAGCAAGGATGTGACCTTCATCTGCTAACCAGGGTAAACCTAACGCCTCCAGTTCTTCTTGCGTACTCGCCGTATCAGGCGCTAACATGGGTTCCCGTATTGGAATCAAGCAACACCTCCGTGTTCATTCAAATAGCATTCCAACGCGTGATAGATTGTCTTTTCGTTGAGTTCCATTTTAAGCGTTCCGATCAACATTATTTACTCTCCAATTCCGTTATGTAGAGTTCCACATTCATCTTGGCATCCAAAGGTCTGTGCAGACAGATCATGTGGCATGCACTTTCGAGTTCTGGAGGAAGTTGCCATAATAAGAACGCGTGTACAAGAAAGTGGTGTTGTACTCTCGATAATGATTGTAGTATGGAATATGGTTTGAAACCCGCATATCGATCCAAGAACCAACAGGCTTTCTTCAGATCGACAATACCACCCTTATCTCTGAAGCGGACAATGTACTTGAGAGCGTCTCCAAGATGGTACGGTAAGTCGAAGGCTTCGATTATGTCTACTGGACTGAATGTACCGTACTTGGTGTAATGTTGGGGCTCTACTTGATCCATATGTGCACTTCGCGGATCACTTGAAAGCTTCGAAGGTTCCTTTGTGTCTGGCGTAAGATCGTTTTGCGAACCAGTCTGCGATTCCGACGGCGTCTGACTCGTGGTCTGTTTCGAATTTGGTTCCATAGAAACTCTCCATTTTAGTTTGTGTGACTGCCTTGGGTAACTGACCCTTCCATTCTCTTGCCTTTACTAAATGACCCTTACCAAAGCTTACTCCAAAGAATAACAGTTGGTAAACGACGCCTATTATCTCCTGTAGCAACAGTAAATTACCACTCGAGCGAGAAGCGAAAGATTCTAGTGAATCATGTTGTTCCGCTTCTTCGATAACGTAATGATCCAGCGTAGATCTATCAAAACTACCTAACCAACGAGGGCTGTGACACCCGTTCCACGCAGCATATGCTGTTCTATATAACTGGCGTGACATCCATTCGAGTCTGTCTTCACGGTTCTTCGCTTGAACTGACGTCGGAGTTAAGATTGATCCCGACGTCAGTATCTGAAGGCGCGTTATTGTTGAAGTCGGTGTTATTGTCACGTCCTTCGTTTCCTCTACTATCGGGAGATGAACTGCCAAGAGACAATACCCGAGAGAGTTTACGGATGGATCGACTGACAAAATTACTCGTATGTTCTCTGGTTTCGTCACTTCGATAGCGTATCGGATCCTTGATTCCACTTGCTTCGAAACATCGTTTACGTCGTTTACATTTTGGACAGATTCCACAGTGCTTGTCTCCTGCTTTAAGACAGTCCCAAGTTAGATCAAAAGGAACTGACCAATTGTTGCAAAGGTACGTCAACGTAGCGTCATTGAGTTGGAGTAATGGGGCTTCTACGCCCATCACTGAGCGCCGCTTCAATGTTCTATCAAATACGGGTTGAGCTTGATTAACCATCGCCTTGAGATAGTCCAAGTACTCATTGGTACATTCTTCACGCTTGTCATCCTGTGACGCCCCATAGTAAACGTTCTCTACACCATAACGTTTACCTAACATCAAGGCGAAGGATATCATCCACGTGAGTTTGAAGACAGGAAACGACGTATCGTAACACGGTAACCTGTATTCTTCATAACGTGTTCGAAATCTCTCATGCATTGCTTCATTCGCTCTCACTTCACCTTTATAGTTTGGTTGACCGTGGTTGAGGAAGAGTTGTATCACACATTCTGGTTTGTTTTCTACTTCCTTGGTGGCACACGCGAGTAGACATGCACTTTTGAGTCCACCACTACTGAGCACTAATATACTCACGACTTCTCCTTTGCATCGTCTCGTGTGAATTGAACCTCATCCGATCCTTTCAAACCAATACGTACTTTATCCCCGCGAATGGTACAACATATTACTTCAATACGTATTTCTTGCGTTCCACTGTGGAACGCTTCTATAGGTACGTCTATGAAGACACGTTGACCTACATTTCTAGTGACGACTAACATCAGAATCCTTTCCGCTAGAGGACAAGTAAGCAACGGCTCTCTCCATTGCCTCTGGTCCTTTGAATTTCTTCATTGATAACAGGTTCTTTCCGATTGAGATGTCTGAGATGAGAGGCACATCCAATTGTGGAAAGTTGATCATTGCTTTCTTGATGTGGGGTAGGAGTTGAGCGTCTTCTGGAAACAGCTCGATAACAATATCATCGTGTACGTCTAACTGTATACCAGATCGACGCTTATGAATGAAAGCTTTGCGAGTATCGCTACGAGCACAACCAGATAGGATTTCATCGATACGTACTAGAGATATCTTCTTGATGTTCGCTAATGTACCCGCGCATAAGTGTGCTACGCAGATATAGTCTCTGGAATCCATTCCACCCCAAGCGTTAGGCTTAGGTGGTTCCTTTCTATAGTAACGTCCAAAGACATCTCTGACATAACCCAACTCATTGTATGTGCGTTTCAACCGTTCTTGGAACTCACGCATTTCTGGTAGATTTCTTTCCAACTGACGTAACGCTTGTTCCGCTTTGCTTCTACCACAGTACGGTTCCAAAATTTCAATTACGCTTGCTTCTTGCATTCCGTAGAGAACACCAAAGTTGATGATCTTGATGATTACACGTAACGCTTCAGTTTCCTCACCGAATACGAGTTTACAGATGATGGTATGGAAGTCCTCCTTGCCTTCACAGAGCCATTTAATGATCCGTTGTGCCCTCGTATAGTGCGCGAAGCATCTATATTCACCCTGACCGTAGTCTTGAGAGACTAACCAACCTCCTTCGGCAGCGACGAAGACTTGGCGTACAACTTTCATTGCTTCTGAACATTGTTCGGCTAAAGCGACGTCACCAATTTCTATTTCCGTTACGTTCGTAGCGAGTTTTGGTATGCTCATGAGGTTAGGTGAACTGCTGGCTGTTCTTCCAGGAATAGTATCTGGATGCCATCTCGAGTGTAGTCTCCCATCCGCCTTGATCTCCTTTCTGTAACCTTTCAACATAGTCGCACATGTATTCAAGCGCTTCCAAGCCAGCAAGAATGGCATTCCAGGTTGGTGACGAAACTTTCTTAACTCGTCTTTGTTCGTTGACAAAGCTCCTTTGTCTGTTAGGGTTGTTAGAGGTATGTTTGCGCATTCCGTTAATACCTTTGCTAGTTGTGCTGGAGAGTTAGGATTGAACTTCCGTTGCCAAAGTTCTTGCATCTTGTCTAGCAACTCTACCAACGGTTGCTTGAGTTGTTCAACGGTTGCATCAATGAGATCGTTAGCGATACCTTGACCGCGTTGTTGCATCTTCCAAAACACTAAAGCAACGTCAACTTCATTCCTATACAGAGGCCAGAGTTCCATTTCCTTTATCATCGTTCCGAACATATGGAAACAGTCAAGTTCGTCTTGAGCATCTGCTGTAGCGTAAATGTGTTGGAGTTTCTGCGGAACGTATAAGTTGCAACAGTTGTCTGGATACTTCTTCTGTTCATCATGAAGCAACGTTTCATCGAATCTATCACGTCCTAACAACCGCCTACTCAACGGCTTCAAAGCGTGGTGATCTGGATCGTACTCATCGATCAGGTAATGCATGCATAACGTATCTTCGTACGGACCTAATAGTTCGAATCCCGTCTTCAGACAGAATCCAATATCCGCAGATATGCTATGACAGATCTTTGGTCTCTTACACGATATCAACTTTTGAAAGAACTCGTTACCCGTATCCGTGAACAGCGTTCCAGCCCCTGCTGGCATATCATCCGCCGCCCAAGAATAGTAGAAGACTATATTACTCTCGTCTGTTTTTCCTAGTGTTTCCGTATCAACAACGATAGGCGAATTACTAGCATCCAATTGTTCTTGAGTCGGAAACGGACTCATATCAAGCCATTGTTGTGTTTCCATCGATACCTCTTTGTGTGGCTTCTTCGGCACATTTTAATGCCCGATTTGTCAAACCTTCCAATACATTCGGTAACGGTTCGTCTGTTCGATCAAAATAGTCTTTCGGTCGCTTCTTGAACGTTTCGGGCAGACCCTGCCAATAGACGCAAGCCGTATCCATGCTATCAACCATATCATAGTAACGCAAGTAATAGAAGGAATCACCGATACCCAGGAAGTGAAGTTTATACATATCGCGTGACTTGAGTAGACGCAACTCTTCAGCGTACTTCACAGTCCATGCGTAGCGCATCCGTTCTTCATCTTTCGGATAGGCTTTCCAACCCAAGGACGAACGGCAAAAGTTGAAGCAGATACCAATCCAATCGAAGAAGCTTGAACAATCTTGTGGAAGGATCAAGTTGTCCAATACGTGATTGCATTGCGGAACGAACATGTATTGGGGAGCGTATTCTAATTCGGGTTGGGCGTCGCATAACCTCTTCTGACACCACTGTTGGAACTTGGAAGAGCGTACGTAGTTATCCGTCCAATCACTATCCATTATGTCTGGACAGACGATCACGGTTGGTTTGACGTAACCTATGATATAGAGATAATCCTCGTCATTGAGAACATCACCTTCGTAGACACCTTGATCCATTATTACTCTGTGACCTTCTTCAACCGCCTTCTTGAAATAGTCTGCATAGCGTTTGTTTCGAAACGCTACAGACGCGATACAAAATCTACCAGGAAATGTTGGCGTATATTTTTCAACATTCGCTGGTGGTACTATTAAACAAAGATCCATTATTGACCTACTTTCCAAAAACCTGACTCATGAGGAATGGTGAAACCACACCTCGACTGCAACTGGTTACCATATGCTGTCTATGTTGTTTGATGCCTCGTGAACGACAGCACATATGTTCTGAATCGATACAAACAAGAATACCCGTAGGATGCAAATACGTATCCAACGCATCCGCAATCTGGTTCATAAGACGCTCTTGAATCTGTAGACGTGAAGCAAAGCATTGAACAAGTCTAGTGACTTTGGAAAGACCACAGACGCGATCTTCAAACTTCGCTTCGTATCCAACGTGTGCTTTACCCGTGAAAGGCAACATGTGGTGTTCGCACATAGACGTGAAGTCTATGTCTCGAACTGCAATGACGCCTCCACCTGCTGAATCAAAATCCGTTTTGAGAATATCTTCCGGATTCATGGTGTAACCGCATAGAATCTCTTCCCATGCGTTACGTACACGACGTGGCGTATCCAATAAACCTTCGCGTCCAAGTTCTTCACCCAAACTAACTAAGAGGTCCGGAAGGTTAATCGTGTTCTGCCATACTTGTGCCAGATCCGTTTCGATTCCTGTCATAAAGATCCATCTTTCTCTCTTATGGGAGATTAGCTAATTTATGCATCTGTATGGATAAACGATATCCATGTTGCATGCATACTTCTACACATCGTTTGAGATTCATGTGATTCCTATCTTCGTTACCATCATCCCGGGGTTGAATATAGACTTCACAACTTTGAGGCGGTTTGGCTAGTTGATGTATTTTGCCTTGAACTTGCGTAGATGACATAGGCAAACCGTCAACATCGAGTTGAGTATCTTCGCCTACGATATACTTGTAGGATAACAGGTACGGCGCCATCCAGCCCAATCCGTTTCCTTCCATTTGATCGTGTATTCGCGTATAGTAGCTTTCCAACTTGTCAACGACGTTCTTCGTCTTGGGTGACACGACGAAACAGGGCCACAGATCTTCGATACCTTCTATCCAAAGTGTACCTGCTGTTTCAATCTGTACGATCTGTCCACTACCGTACGTTTCACGCAACCATGCAATCATAGGTATAAGATTCTGACGCATTGGCTCTCCCCCAGTAATGACGATGATGTCATTGCTCTTCTTAAGCCGATGGATCATATTCTTCCAAGCGTCGCTATCCGTAAGTGTAGCGTCAGGTTGAGCGAAATCTGTATCGCAGAAATAGCATTTGAGGTTGCAATGAGCCATTCGTATAAAGACAGCGGGCGTACCCGCAAAAGGTCCTTCACCCTGTATTGTCCTAAAGATACTGTGTATGTCATATCCTAAGGTCTCCTGTCGTTTGAGATCCTGAGGCAACGGTATATTCTTCCCGAACATATTTGATCCTTATTTTATATAACGCAATAGGGAGTCCTAACCCATAGCGGATTAGGACTCCCGAGAAAGGAAGGATTAATTAAGCGAACTGTTTCAACAGGTCGTTGAGCGACATGCCATCATATTCACGCTTACGAGCTCCAGCGTTAATGTAACAAGAAGGCGGATACTGCGGATCAGTATTATCAGCCAGTGTACCTTCGAAAACGATACCAACGAGATCATTCTGCAACCTGATGATATCCTTGCGAGTCATCGCCTTCGCTTCGTCTTCAGACATGAGTTCAAGCGATACCATATTGCCTTTGAACCATTCCAAATTCTTAACAGTATCGAGTCCCCAAACTTGACGGTAGGTTTTACCTTGCAATTCAGAACCACCTTCGTGTTGAATGACAATACAATGAGCATTCAACTGCAACCGGTTGGCTTTGGAAGAGCGATCTGCAAAAGAGTTCTGAACATAGAAGAGCGCTTTGCCCGCTGGAAGATTTTCCATCTTACGAACACCAGCTCCTGCGAACACATCGTCGCCAGGAAGTGAATTGAGAAGTTCGTCAGCGGTCAAAACTTTGCTTGGATTAGCCATTTGATAAGCTCCATAGAAATAGAAAGACATAAATGTACTGCTACGCTTGTTCGTTTGCTTGCTGATGCTTGCTGTTACTGCTTGCATTGCATCGCATTGCTACTGTTTCGATTCGACATTCGTTGTTGGTGTCTGTCCTCCTTCCGCCGTCTCTATAATCGACAATTCAAGGAGCTCTTTCATGAGCGTCTGCAATTCCGCCTTGTCCTTGGCGAACGCCCAATGTTGACCTTCGATGTCAATAACGTAACCCTGTTTAGCTACTTTGACAAGCGAGATAGTCAAACCCGTACGTGGTGTAATTGGTTTCGCAGGTTCTTCTGCGTACGCTAGTTTTTGTTCACTCATGCGGTCTTCTTTCGTTCGGAAACCTTTACAACGGTTTCGGCAAAGATCTTTTCATAGTCTTGCCACATCGTATGGTGGTTCAATTCCATACTTTCAGGAAAACCCTCAAGACGATGTTTCGCTACGATTTGAAATGTTGGTTGGAATCTAGCGCGTCGAAGAGACTTGACGCTCAGTATCTCTCCAGTAGCTCCTTTCTTGTATTCCTCTTCTGTTCTAAAGAACGCAATGACGCCACACGCGTCAATGATAGCATCACAACCACTAGGCGGTAACTTTGGGCCGAACCAAGTCACGTCCTGTCCTTGCCATTTGACTATACGCTCCTTAACATGTGACGCAAGAACTATACCGAAACCCGCTTGACGTAATTTATAAATCAAACCGATGAGCAATTCGTTGACGCGCTTATAGCCTCTGCCATACGGTACGTCATCCACTTTAGCAAACTTCTGTGCTTTACCCATCTCCATGAAGATTTCTTCTTGAACGACGTAGACTCCGCAGAGTTCAAATAGACGGTCATAAGTATCAATCACTACGACTTTGATTTCGCGTTGATCTTTGAAATGAGTGTTCTTAGCATTGATCAACTCCGTAGCAATCCTAAGGAAGGTCTTGAAGTCAGGACACGGCTCACCGTGATACTCTACACCTTCTTGACCCGGTTCGCATCCAATGATATAATGATCTGGTATCTGAGAACAGAACGTTGTCTTTCCAGAACCCGCATCACCTAGTACCATTGTGATATAGTCCCTAGGGTCAACTTTGATATGGATCTTTTCTTGTGCTAGTGCCATACGACTCCTTAAATGCTCTACTTATTGCGATCGGATAACTCTGGATTGATCTCACCAGGTAACCGTACCTGGAAGTACTTGTGAAGGTTCATATCTTCTTCACCTCGTAGACAGATACCCTCAAATCCACACGGATAACGTACTCCTTGATGCCACTTGGTCCAAAGACCTTCCATACGGCATTCGAACAATTTTTGACCTACCTGTACAAGCCAATTACGGTGTTCGTCTATGTCTTTGTCACTGAACTGTATCGGTCTACGTTCTAAGTAGGATTCGGGACGCGACATATAGTAAGATCCGATACGCTTAGAATAGTCATCCAGAGATTCTCTATCCCAACGTTGGATTTGTGGTTTCTTAATGACGTCGTACATGACCGTATTGACTTTGTGAGCGTAAGCCAACTTTTGGGCTAGCAGATAAGTCTTCGGTTGCGGATCCCATTGTAACGCCCAATAGTAACTAGGTCCTGTTTGAGCGGCTGTCTTACGTTCCCAAATGATTAAATTGTGCGTGTGCTTGTTGATACGGAGTTCATCACTACGTCCTCGGAGCAATATACGGTACTCCATATTATCGTAGCGTACATCTGTACCTCGCCACAATTCAAGTTCAAACTCCTGTTCACCTTGAATCGTTTCCCAAACACTGTCATCAACACTCCATTTCATCGTATGTGTCAAAAGTACGCTGGGTAACGTATATTCCAACCACGAATAGTGTTGCTCAGCTTTCTTCCTGTATACCTCTTTGAGCAACATCTCATCCGTATACTCACTCTGGTAGTCTTCTTTCATTTTTTGGATGACATCTTTGGGTTGAAAACCCATTCTACGGTACTCAAACATTTTGTGGACCAGAGTACCCCAGAAAAAATAGATAGGTTCTTCTAACGGTGACAACCTACGTTCGTACTCACAGAAGTACTTGTACTGGCATTCCATAAATGCCTGTACACTCGAAGCTGTCAGGATAACATCCATCATTGCTTCACATCTTCTTTCGGTTGCGTTGTCTGTTTGGTTTTGAACACGGGTTCCAGTCTAGGCGAGTTCTTGCGCAGGAGCGCTTCACTACTTTCGATTATACTACGCAAGAACTCTCGCCTAGGATCTGGAACATCCCTATTGGTATGAAACCACTCAACAAACTCTTTCAATAAACCTTTCGCCTCAAGAAACCTAGCTTGCATCTCACCTATACGTGAGTGTTCAAGTTGATCTCTCAAGACTAATAGGTTATCTGGCGAGTTGTCAAGTTCGAACCAATTAACGTGATGAACTACTTCACCATCCACTAATTTCCGTTCGAGTTTCTTCTCAGCGACAAGAATATGCTGAGGAACGAAACCCCAAGGGTCACGTTTGTGATGTTCGGGAAGAAATTGTGTGATGTATTTCGCCATAAATTATAGAGACCCAGACCCAGACCTAGACCAAGACCAAGACCAAGACCCAGACCCGGACCCAGACCAAGACTTTTTAGAACACCTCATTTTAACACCATGAAACTTTCAATTGAGCTGTTCATAATATAAAGTGGGTGTGGCAACGCTTGCGCCTCCTTCCATTCTTTAGAAGTAAAATCACCTGTTTCATAAACAATAGAAGCCTCGTGCAACAAAACACACGTTTCGTTTACACCTACGAGTTTACCCGTATAGATATAATTAGAACAGAACACCGTGATACGCTGACCCAACAACTTCACCAAACCTTCACCGGAGACTTCTTCAACGAGTTTCGTCATAAAGCAACCTCACTGTTTGCAGATCTATTGATAGATATATTATACAGGACACATACTGTGAACATCAAGAAAAAATAATTATTTTTTCTTTTCACAGTCCATAGCGAACTAAATACTACCTCCACCTGTAAGTTTCCTTGGGTCATTCTTGACACTATCAGGCGTAGCCACCAGAGTCATTGTCACGGGGGCTCCCGCAGACGGTTTCGGTCGTTTCTTCAATGAACCGAACATTCTTGTAAATTGTTTCGAAGGTGGCGAGTTCCAATCTCTGCCCACGAACGTAGTTGGTTGCTTCATAGCCATTAAATTTCTCCAAACAGGATACGTTTCTGATCTGCGCGTAAGATCGCTTCAAACGTCTTATCATTCATACGCATAATGTCTTCTTCACTCCAATTACACTCCTTCAACTGTTCCTTCATCTGTTGGGCCAATACCGGACCATCAAGTGGCGGACCGCCTTCATAGTCAATCTCGATAATGAACTCGTCAGGTCCTCCTTTCATAGACAGTTCGCGTTTGACTCTGGCGTCGAGTATATGACAACGTTGACGTAACGTCTCGGAAGTGAATCGAATAGTCTGTCTCATTGCAATCCTTTCTCAAAAGAGTGTGTTCTGTAGATCTTTCATTTGTTGGAACGGTTCATAGAGTTCGCGTCTCCTTTCAATGATAGCGTCTATGGATTTCACTAAGGCATCTACCACACTGGTATACTTATCATCCTTCGGTTCAAACGTCAATCCTTGCATACGTTCTGAAAACGCTTTCCAAGCGACGCCGCTTCTCAACGCTATAGACAGCGTTTGAGCTAAAGCATCTAACATGCCTTGGATTGTAGAACCCATCTTCGCTATATGTACAAAGACTTCTGCTGGTTGATGATCATCATAGAAATTCACTATCACGTACATATCGAAACCTGCTACTTCTACCTTCCGTGTAACGCCACTCCTTTCTGCTGGAAGGGCTTGCCATGCGGGTGGGGTGGTTTTGCTCTCGGCCGCGGGTGTATTCGACATTGTATCTCCAAGCTCGGGTAAACGGACTACAATTCTTAAAGAAAGAAAAACAACACTGACTAAAATTCCCTTTATTCCAGGCTAAAGCTATATATATATTTCCGGTTTTTATAAACACGTTAGGTAGCCCAATATCAGTGATATTTGACAGTGT